CGCGCTTGGCGCGTTCCTCGTCGGTGTACTGCTTCCAGTCAAAAGCGTTGGTCATGTGTTTTCCTTGATGTCGTAGAACCAGTCATCGCCAGCGCTCCACTTGCGTGTGCCGTCTACAGTCCAAAACTGTTGTGCGGCCTTGAAGTCTGGGAACTTTGTTTCGGTAGGTATCAGGCTTTGGTCGTACCACAGGCATCTGTTGTTGGGCTGGCAGGCAAACTGGCCGTTGTCCAGCATGATCCAGTTGAACGATTTGTGTTCTTCTGCCTGCTCTGTAAAGCCTGTGTCCAAGGCCAGTTCATCAGCGCAGAAGTCTACGGTAAACAGATAGCGTCCAAAGTGCCAATTCCGATCCTTGCCTAAGAACTTGACGCCGAGGTTGCGTAGGCCGATCTTTTCCACAATGGTGAAGCGGTAGCCCATGCAGTCCCACAGTTGCAGGGTGTCGATGGGCAAGTCGCCGTGGTCTTCTTTCCACACATAGGCATGGATGGGCAGCTTGTCGTACAGCGCACCGTAGGCGGGCAGCAGCGACTCTATGCGGAACACTTGACCGCGCAGGGCTTTCAGACTGACCCAGATGGCTGGCTCCAACTCGCCGTGCCCCTTCTCAAAGTTGTACAGAAACTCGCGCTTGACGAAGCACTTGATGGGCGGCAGTGATGCGATGATGTAGCTCATGTGTTCTTCTCCTTGAGTTTGGCTTCGATGGCTCTCCACAAAGCCCACAAAGCCAACCCAGACGCGCTAAGTTCAGACAACTCCTCATCCGTCAACCCTACCCACGGGCGCTGCGCTGGCTGCGCCAAGGCTTCTTTGATGGCGGTGATGCGGTCGTCAACAGGCCATAAACCAGCCTCCCGCGCCATAAGGATGATGTCTTCTTTAGTCATGCTTGTCCCCTTGCTCGGATGGCATCTGCCAAGTCCGTGTTGTTCTTTGCGTAGCTGTCAACCAATTCAAGAATCGCCCAACGCTCTGCTGCTGCGACAAGGGCGGCGAAGCGTTCAAGCTCAGGCCAGCCAGCTTGGTGAAAATTAATTCCGCAATCCCTCGCCATTCGAATGATGTCTTCTTGTGTCATATCAGCAAACTCCAAATCCAAACGCCAGTAAAGAACAACAGGATGCAAACCACGGCCAGCGCACCCATGATGGCGGTCAGCATCACCGTGCCAACTGTCTGCCACGCCTCGGACACCGGCTCGATGTCAGCAGGGACGATGGGGTACGCCTTGACCTTCCTGACAGTCGCCGTGTCGTAGGCGCAGTCCCACACGCACTCGGGCAAGTGCGGGCAGTCGATGCGGCCCGTGTCGCAATAGCGGCGCGTCATGTCAGCCTCCAAATGCGGACGCCCCCGTCTACAGTGCGGGTTGCAAACCTTACGCCCAGCTTGTTAGCCTCTCTGCGAAAGGTGTTCTGCTGGCTTTTGCTAAAGTCAGCGACAAGAAAGCTGTCGCCCGCCTCCATCTGCGCCAGCGCCTCGGCGTACTCATTGCGGCGGCTTGGCAGCTTAATGCCCTTGTCGATTTTGATCATGTTGCCTCCACTGGCGCTTGGTACGCCTTGAGGCGCTTGACTCGGCTCTTGTTGAAGGCCACCGATGCCTGCGCCCATTCCACCCCCGTTTCAGCTTTCAGAAGGGCCATTTCAGCCTCAGCCAGTTCGGCAGCAATGGCCTGCGCTGGTGTGATCACTTTGAAAATGTCTAGTATGTTCATGGCGCTCCTCACTTCACAAGGACATCAAAGTAAGCAAGCATTAGGACAACGCCTAAGCCGACCAAGATTACGGCTCCGATAAAACTCATCAACGAGCATCGAGCTTGATCCATGTTCTGCTGGGTAAAGTAAGTTTGTTTCATTTCGTTTTCTCCTTAGTTAATTTACTGACATATCCACGCACTTTGGCGGCGTGTTCTTGGGTGAGGTAAAACTCGACTCGGACTAAGCCAAGCGCCTTTCGGCGCTGGCGCAGTGCTTGGACTCGTTGGGTTGGGGTCATGCTAGTGGAAGCATCTTGTAGGCAGCGCGTGCTTCAGCATTGAATTGGCGTGTTGATGACTCGCTAAAGTCAAAACCAGAAACGCTCATTTCGTTTTGAACGCGCAAAGCAGTCTCAAGATCAATTTTGAGCAGTGCTGCAATTTCTCGTGTGTAAATGTTCATGTCGTTTTCTCCGTTGTGTTGTTGATGATTGAATTCTAACACTGTTTCCGGTAACTCATAAACTAGGGACAAACCCTAACACCATTTCTTTAGCCTGATCAGCCCCTTTTGCAACGAAACAAATGTAGCCACAGCCCTCCAGATAGGCGATCCAATCCTTCTGCTCGGCGCTGAGACTGCCGCCCTTGACTCGTTTCATCTCCACCCACAAGCGCCAGTCTGGAATGAACAGGTCAGGCACGCCAGCAGAAACGCCTTCGACCTTCAAGCGCCCTGCCGTAGCCATGCTTCTAGCACCGCCATTTGGGATAGCAAATATACGCACGCCCTTGTAGCCTTGGCGAAACCAGCGCACAAACTCGCGTTGCTCCTCATGCTCGGTTGGTATGCGGTCTAGAACGGACATTGAACCTCCCACTTGTCGCACTCGCCCACGGCATTGGCAAATTCTGGTGGCGGTGGGATAAAGAACTCAACGCACAAGCCATCAACGCCGTAATGCTCACAGGTGTGGCAGCACCTTGGTGGGCCTGCTTTGTCCCACTCGCGCCACTGGATCAAAAACTCTGGCTCTGGTTGTCTCATTTCATCCCCCGTTGTTGTGTAAATTTCATCCAGCACTTGCCGCAATACCACTTGGCCCTGACATCAATGCCGCCCTTCGGGTCAGCGTCCAGCTTGCAAACATCGCAATGCTTGAGCTTTTGAGCGTTGCTCATTTGTTCTTCAACAGTCATGCCCACCGCCTACGCATTACGCGAAAAAACTTGCCATCTTTTTTAAATTCAATGCTGCTCGGTGGTTGCGTTTGATTCATGTTGGCTGCCATCTCCTCAAGCGACTGCACATTAAGGCCACCTGGCTTGATCTGAGCCCGTTCTGCTATGGTTACGAGCTTCTGCAAAGCGCTCTGGCCCGCATAACCATCATGCGTAACGGCCAAGTACTCGGTCACCGCCGGATCACTCAAGCCGCCGTAGTAAGTCACCGCCAGCATTTCCTTGCCCGATGCCTTGCTTATGTGCTTGCGCCATGTCCAGCTTGTTACATCCAGATCACGCCCCTCCAGCCCCATGATGTCGTCATCGTGCAGCTTGAGTTTCTTTGGCTCTGGGGCTGGAAAGGCATGACCACAGGCCGAGCAAACAGACGCTGATATGGCGCACAACTCGCCGCACTCATCGCAGACCTTCACTGGCGCTTCGCCATTGCCATCACCACCCTTCTTTGGGGGCTGGACGGCGGTGATCGGCCCGTGGCTTGACACCACGCCAGCAAAGTCCAGCACCAGGCAGTCGGCCTTGCCAGTGTTCGGCCTCATGCCTCGACCTGCTTGTTGCAGATATAAGCCTGGGGACATAGTTGGTCTAGCCATCACCAGCAGATCAATGGCTGGATGGTCAAACCCGACATTCAAACATCCGACCTGCGTAATTGCTGTAATCTTTCCAGACTTAAAATCGGCAATAGATTGCTCTCGATCTTTTTTTGCCATGTCACCAGTCACGGAAACGGCAGACACTCCACGACTTAAAAGAATGTCACGCAAATGCTCGGCGTGCTTTACACCCGTTGCAAAAAACATCCAACTTTTGCGGCCATCAGAACGATTGATGACCTCATTAATCATGGCATCGTTATTGTCTGATGTGTCAACAGCCGCTTGAAGTTCAGACTCAATAAAATCACCTCCTCGTTTGTGAACGCTGCTGGTGTCAAATTTAAAGCTGGTTTGCTTGCTGCGTAATGTCGCAAGATAGCCCTTAAAAATAAGTTCTTCAATGCTTATTGGCTCAATGAGTGCATCAAAGATCGCTGGCTTATCTGTAATCATTCCGTGGCCAAGACGAAATGGGCTAGCTGTAAAACCAATGACGCGCATGGATGGATTTATTTCCATAAAGTCATTGATGATTTTGCGATAGCTTCCTTCATCTTTATGAGAAATGTCATGTGCCTCATCCACCAGTAAAAGATCGCAATGACCAATCTTCTTTGTGACACGAACAATTGAAAGAGGCCCGCCAATGGTGATGGGTTCTCCCAATTGCTTTTTACCTGCACTTGCTGAGTAAATGCCCATTGGAGCACCTGGCCAAATCGCGCGTAGCTTTTCGGCGTTTTGGTTTATCAATTCAACGCTGCGCGTAAGCATCACGATATGCGTCTCCGGCCATTCCGTAATTGCTTTGCGACACAGTTCGGCGATAACAATGCTTTTTCCGCTGCCAGTCGGCAACACAATACATGGATGACCTGTGTTTTTTCCAAGCCAATCGTAAAGCATTGATAAAGCACGCGACTGGTATTCCCTCAGCTCTATTTTTTCCATGTAACGCCTCTTCTAACGTTATTTATCGTTGTTCTTGTAACGCCAAATTTTT